ATCCGTGTTTCAATGGCAGGGTATATCATCCCCAACCCAGGACAAATGTACACCTGGAGACCCCATTCAGAAAGGACATCAGATTTCGATGAATTCCCCACGTGTCGAGACTGCCTCCGACCCCGCCGCCACCGTCACCGAAAGCTTTGCCACAATCCATTTCCTCCCCTTGAAGTACACCGGCCTGTACAGTCTGAAATTATGCAGGTCGATAGGGGAGAGATTCACATCCACCGACACCCTCTGCCTTGTCTTCCCCAACCACTCCGCGAACGCCTTGTGGTACTTGTCCCAAAGAGCGGCGGGCGTGATGGATAGAGCTTCCAACGAAGATACTAATGGTAGGTCTACATTGCAGGCAAACCCATTGCTGATCAATTGGTCGTTGAACATAACTCCTATGTACGTTTTCTTACTTCGTTCCGAACTTCCTGTCTCCACGTCAATAATTGGTGTCATACGGTATTTCCTGGCAGTCTCTCCGTAGAAGATTTTTTCTGGAGAACATCGCACAAGAGTGAAGTCTGACTTGTTGCTAAACTCATCGGAGTCATTGTCGGGTTCATGTTTTGAAATTGCCCCACTTGTGTATAACACGTCACATTCGTATGCTGCATCGGATAACGGCACCATATTGACGTAGTCCTCTTGTCCTAGTTGTGTAATATAAGCCGTATATTTCCGACCTGAATAGATATCACCGGACTGTTTGCAGAACACGGTTTTATATTCTTCTTTGTCATCGAAACAATCCAGAATGTCTTCTATCCCTCTTGCATCAGAAATCTCGGCTATAGTCCCATTTTGAATGGATTCTTGAAGAGTGTTTCCATCTAAGTTGCTTTCCTCTTCTTCGTACCCAAAGGAATATGATTGGCTTGGCTCCTCCTCTGTGGCAAAATCATCGTTAATTTTATCAGTCCAATCTGTAGGGGAACTTCCTAAAATGGATGTATTGAACATGATTTTGAGGCGGTAGTTTTCAGCAAAGCAACTCGCTCCGAATATTGAACACAAGTTTTTGATCAGATTCGCAAACGTGATGTCTGGTAAACAATGGGCGACATCAGTTATATAATTTCCTGTTTCTATCCCCCCGAGGGTGGTATTATTCTGACTTATGCTACCATCGGATCTTGTTGTTGTTTCTGAACTCAAAGAACTACGTGTGACCCCATCGTAAATTATCTCGTGATAGCATCCGAGTACACAAAGGTCTTCAACAGTTATAAATGACACCCTTGTCGGGAAATCTACCGGAAGGTTCCTCATTATGGTCGAGACTCGAACGGCTGGAGTAAAGGTAGAATAATCGAAAGTCTCGTAACTACTCACATAATTTAAGTACTTGGTCTGATAGGTGCGTTTTGTTGTATCCTGTGGACCGAGCGATCGGATTGTTCCCTCGTAAGGATGCAACGCTACACCTGATTTACGTATGAGTAATGGTGTGGAAAACAAATCACTTGACGGCACACCATTTCTGACATCGAACTCCAGAATCTCCTGGTCCCAGATCTTCCCCTCCAGCTCCACCACCTTCTCCGTGAACGTGTACATCAGACACCCGTCCTCGATCCCATCATACACCAGCGTCCCGCTCACAAACGGCACACCCCCGATCCACACCGAAGCCTCCAGCCTCTTCACGTTCGGCGCCAGGAACATAGCCGGCGTGTACCCGAACACCCGCCTGTTCACCGGCGACGGCGGAAACGAAATCTGCGTGCTGAAAGCCGAAGGAATATGATCCTCCTCCAGCATCGGGTTCTCCATCTCGATCTGGAACTCGAACCCCTTCGTAAGATCCAGCTCCGTGAAATCCTTAGTCAATATCCTAACCATAACGAACTCATTATGGCACAAAAATAGCCACCCGCAGGTGGCTACAAAAGGACAACGGAAACGGATTCTATTCTTTACCCGTGTACTTCGTGAAATTAACAGGTGGGATAAGAACCGCACCTAAGCCTCCTTTCAATGCCACATTGGCAATGTGTTCTCTTACAAAAGGGAACACAATGGCCGCACCATTGATACGGCCAAAATCCTCATCGCTTTTGATGTCCGATTCACCTTCTTTCTTGAATATTCCCACCATTTTTGCCGTAATCCTGAACTGCTCAACCTCGTCACGCTTTTGCGCCACTGTAACATCAACAGTGACGGCTATTCTTGGTTCGGCAGATGCGACTCCAACATTTATATCGAATGAGTTTTGAGCCTTCTTGTCGAATATCACATCGCTAATTCTTTTGAAAGAACTTTCGATTAGGATGATATTTTCAAGGGTAAACCCTGACTTTGGATTGCTGTTGTCCATAATTCTTATGCTGCTTTTGGATAGTTATCATTATTAATTTCAACACGGAATTGCGCACCTGATTGCTGCGAAAAGGAATAAGTCTCACATCCAATAGGCGCTAATGAAATCCAAGTGAAAGGCATTTCGTGGAATTTTGGAGTGATTTCAGATTTCCGCAAAGAGAAGCGATTCTCATCTTTGCACGAGAAGGATGCAAAACCAGCCCCTTCTTTAACAAAGATTGGATTTTTCACTTCGATGTATGATTTATCTGAAATGAAGCAAATGTTTTCAGTAGGGAATTCCTCGATGAATCTGCTAAATAAGTCATCCTCCCATTCAAGGTATAACGCATCGTTACGATAAACATCATCGGGCACGATTTCAATGATATGCATAGAAGACATTTGATCGAACTCGTAGCGTACTCGAATATTCTGAATCTTTTCAAGAAGAAGATTCAGTTCATTGATAATATATTCATTAGAAGTCATATTCAGTATTTTCTCAAAATAGGAAGGATCTCTCTCATCAAATCAAGCGAGTTCGAACTTTTGGATGAATCAAAATTTTCATCTTCATAATCTGCTGACTCGCGAAGTTTCTTTAGTTGGAAAATATCCCTACGCAAAGTACGGCCATCATTAGGATTACTCTTCTTGATGTATTCCAATACGAGGTTCAGCAGATAATTGTGCGAACCTTCTCTGCTTAAACTACACTCTGAGGCGATTTGATCCTTTGTTTTCCCGATAACATAATAACATATATGGCAAATCCTTTGAAAACAAGCATAGTATGCGCAATGTCCAACGGGGAGGAAAGACGAACTGTCGTGCAAAGACTTAGCTAAAGTTTCATTCATCTCGGATTTGCTCTTATACTTGCTGAATGCCATAGAATGATAACTAAAGTATAATTCCTAAATCCCGGATGTAGTCATCAACAGTTATACCATTCTTATTGAACTTTTGAAGTTCTTGGTAATCCTTGTCCTGCTGCTCAAGAGTAGTCTTGTTAAAATATTCCTCTAATTGCTGAATATATGAGCTCATAGCGCCTTCATCAATATGTATCTCATCAATCTGTGCAAAGATAATGATAATATTTTTGTAAATGCAAATGCAATACAAAAAAAATAATTGAACAACTTTCCGGCCAAATAATCAACACTTTCCGCTGATTTTCACTTTGTTCGGTGGATTCTTGACGTGAAGACAGCCGCCCTGAGGCGGCTGTCTGGGACGGCGGGATTGTCAGAGTTTCTTCAGCTCCACCGGCGGGCCGACCTCAAGGTAATGATCCATCGAGGCGGTGACTATCTCGAACAACTCCTTGGAACGCTCCCTTATCTGGTCAAGGATTTTCATACTGTACGACATTCGCCAAAACACATTGCGGTTGAATCTGTCATCCTGTGAAGACAAGCAATCTATATAGTTGTGCCTCCAGCTTGCGGAAATATCGGAGAATATCAAATCGAAAGACCCATCCCGGAAAACCAGATAAACTTTAGAGAATATATTAGCTGTGACCTTATCCAACTTCTCCCCATAGAACCGACAAGCATAGCATTTACCACCAGTTCCATACTTGTCACGAATCCCATAGAACTCCATCCAAGGGGCTTTCCATCCAGCCGTGAAAACGTAAATATCATCTTCACTCATTCCCGGCATCGAATATGTCTTCTTGAATGTAAGCGTGTCTGGATCCGCCAGCTTTCTTCCAAAGCAATCCCCGCTGAAGCCAACCAACAGTATAGCGATAACTAAAATAACTTTTCTCATACTCATTCAGAATTAATTGTCAGACAAGTCCTTGCAAAAATCACTCCGTAACGGTGTCGTGGCGGAGGATGTCGAACTCCAGCTCCTCATTCAGAATCTTTCTCAGAGCCTCATCCAACTGGTAGAACGCAGCATTCATCGTCCGAATCTCATTGTCGAACCTTCCGTCCATCAGCAACTCCTTCTTCTCGTACATCTGCTTTTCCCACTCCGAGAATCGATCTGCAATCTGGAACAGTTCAATCCTGGTCTCGATGATGAAAGAGTCAGCCCCGATCTTGTGGCTTTCTGCGGCAACAGCCGCGTTGTTTGAATTAGTGTATCGCATAACTAATTGTAAATAAATGTCCTCTGCTATAGGTCTGCGATACATACTGGAAGCCTTGCGGCTAGTACAGTCACGGCTTTCGCCAATGACGACCATACAGAGGACAAAAACTCTCTAAAAAATATGTCAGCAATCAATAACGGGACAAAATCAGCCGCTAAAGAGTGCCATCCAATATGTATCGCACCACAAATATGCAACTTCGTTTTTCAATTTCCAAGAGTTTTGCGAAAAAAATGCAGAAAAACTTTCGCTACCTGCCGTAGGTACTCCGGCGTTTCGCCCTGTTGTACTTCTCCGTCTGCTCGATGATCCCGTTCTTCCCCAGCATCGACACATCCGCCTTGATAGGCACGGAGAGCCTTTTGTTCAGCAGCTCGATAGCCTCCAGCAACTTCTCATCGGTCGCTGACCTTGCCGAAACTACGGCACCAGCCCCAGAGCCGATTCCAGTCACCGGGCTTGTCGAAGTGCCAGTGAACCCACCGCTTTCCCTGCCGATAGCGGCCCCCACAGGATAGACCGCCTCGAAGTTCAGGCTCTTCAACGTCCCAGCCTTCCGAGCCTCCTCCATCGTAGCCACGAATGGCAGCAACGTCGGATTGCTCAGTCCGTCAGCCGGAATCACATATTCCCCGCCATTCTCACCCACAAGCACGGTAGGTGAGGACACGAACCCTCTCTTGTCCGGAGATAACCGCGCCTTGAACGCCTTCCCATCCTGAGCCCTCCGAGTGTTCACGAAGCCACCTTCCTCGGCGCCGATCGGTTGCGCCGCGATCATCGCGATCTGAGCCGCGCCCAATGCCGTCATAATGGCAGCAGGAGCCACACCCGCCGGCCATCCGCCCCATTCTGCAAAGGTCTTCATCACAGCCAAAGATGTTTGTATGATCGCTTGTGACAAACTGAGAGCCTTGGAACGCTTGGCTTGCTTGATTTCCATCTCCTCACGTCTGGCCTCTTCCTCGGCTTCCATCTCCTCGACCCTTGCATTGTACTGTTCCTGAGACATCAGACCGGCATCATAACGAGACTTGAGAGCCTTCTTTTTCTTCTCGTTGTCCTTCTGGTACCGCTTGAAGTCCTGCTGTTCTTTAGCAGCCGTAAGAGCGATCGCTTGGCTTGCCAGTTTAAACCCTTCCTGAGCCGCCCCGCCGATTCCGGACAAAGCGGTAAGCAGATCCTCGGTGCCAGCCTTGCCAGTAGCGATGTTGGCGAAAAGCTGGTTCCATTTCTCTTGCGACACACCGAACAACTCTCCGTTGCCTGTGCCCCCGAATATTCCCGCATTGCTCTTCTTCTGCGTTGCGGTTAATTCGTTGATCTTGCCGGTGACCTGCTCAAGTTTCAACCTGTATTTTTCCAGTTCTTCTTCTGAAAGTTTGATGCCGTCAAATCCTCCGGTATCAACTATCTGTTGAAGACGATCTTTTAAGACATTCTGATAAGACAAATTCTCTTTAACTAGAGTGTCATCTCTGGTTCTCTTTGCTTTCATAACGCCAACAGAATTCGGGGATTCCTCGGCTACGACTTTGGAATAGTCATTCTGAATCTCTTGCAGTTTGACATTGTGCTTAGCCTCAAGCAGCGCCAACTCCCTATTCGAAGCATCCTCTTTGATCTTCAACAATTTATTCTGATGCTTCTTCTCGATAGCCTCCAGCACCGCCGCCTGATTCTCGTACAGCACCTGCGTCTCCTTGAACTTCTTCAATTCCGCCTGGTACCGAACCTCTTCACCATCCATCGCCGCCTTTGTCTTATCCGTCTCCACCTCAGTGATGATCGCAGCCCCCTCCTTGGTCAGTTCCGCAGCCTTCTTCTCGTTCTCCTGCTGCTTCTTCAACGCATCCTCCGAATGCTTCTTGATCTTATCCTGCAACTCATTCTCAATCTTTGCCCTTTCCGCTCCCTTCTCCTTATGAGCCGCCAGCCGCGCCGTCAATGTAGCCACCTCCAGCTGATAAATCCTATCGTCATATTCCCCCTGCGAAGCAATCTCCTTCTCATTGTACTGCCGTGTCAACTCCGCCTTAGCCTTCAAGAACGCCTCATCATTGTTCAATGACCACTGGTTGCCACTTTTCTTTCCCGCCTTAGTTGCCGTACTATCATTGGTCACAGGACTTGTCGAAGTGGCCGAAGACGTATTGCTCCGAACTGGACCGATGATGTTGTCATCTCCCTCAAGATAGGCAGCTGCCGCCATTTTGAATCCTTCCAATTCACCTTCCGCAGATCTTGCCATTGCCTCGGCCGCGCCACCGTCCAGCCACTTCCCTGATTTAGAATTAACACCTTCTCGAACTATTTTTGCGGTACTTGCCAAAGCCTCTTGTTGCTCATAGATATACTTGACGAGTTCGTCTCTCGACATAGTTTCAGAAGCCGCTTTAAGGCTCTGAACATATTGCTGATAATAGCCCTGTTTGCGATTTGCATTGACGAAGCTCGATACTGACTCTGTCAATTTGGTAAGCCAGTCGATAGTATCCTTGATAACCCCAGATGAGTCCTTGAACGATAGTATCAACCCCTCCCAAGCCGATTGTAGAAGCTTTACCGAACCCTCGACTGTATTGATTCTCTCTTCTGCTGTCTTTTTCAGAACTCCGTTGACATCATCCAATGAGTCTCGAAGATTCAAAGCCGCATCCGCGCCGTCCAGAAACGTGTTGAACGCTGAAACCGACCTTTTGTCCGTCAACTCCAACGTTGTGTTAAGGTCAACCCCTTGCGCTTTCAAGGTCTTGAGACCGTCCATCAATTCAGGGAACGTGCTTACGGGTTTGCCCAAAGCGACCGCCAGTTTGCCACTCGAATCGGCAAGGTTCAGCAGGATATTCCTTGTGGCCGTGGCCGCTGATGAAGCGTCAAAGCCGGCGTTGGCCAGCGTTCCGAGCAAAGCGACAGTGTCCCGAAGCGAGAACCCGAAAGTCTTTGCCACCGGTCCGACCGTGGCCATAGCGGTCTGGTAGTACGTGAAACTGAGCGCGCTGTTGTTCGCTCCAGCCGTGAGCACGGACAAAGTGTCCTCCGTGTCCTTGGCGTTAAGTCCGAACATCCTCAAAGTGGCTCCAGCCATAGCGGCGGCTTCCGGAAGAGTCGTTCCGATGGCCGTGGCGAAATGCAGAACCGCCTCCTGCATATCCATAATCGAGTTTTCCTTGAAACCCAGCTTTGCCAACTCCGTTTGGAGCAAAGTGACCTGCGAGGCGGTATATTCAGTGGTCCGTCCAAGCTCCATCGCTGAATATGTCAGGGCTTCGATGTCTTTGACGTTCTTGCCGATGATGGTGGAGAGGTTCGCGTTGGCCTGCTCGAAGTCCATTATCTTCTGGAACGCCTTTGCCACGCCTCTGATCGCTCCGGCAATCGCGGCGAACGCCGCCAAAGCGCCGGCCTTGACGCTCGACAACTTCTCCAGCGCGCCCTTGGTCTGCCCCGCCTGAGAGTTCAGCTCTCTCAGCCTTGCCTTTGTTTTCTGGACCTCCGCGCTGAGTTTCTTCCAGTTTTCCGTCCCCGGAACAGCCTTACTAAGCGCTGCCTGCGTAAGTTTCAGATGGTTCCGAAGTTCCGCCAATGTCTTGTTTTCAAGGGATATGGCGCTTTGGAGTTTGTTGTACTTATCCCGACATTCCGTCAAGGTCTTCTCTTGATCCTTTAAGGTTTTCGTCAGGTTCTGATATTCCTGAGATCCGGTCTTTCCGGCCTTTTCCAGATTCTTGAGCTCCGTTCGTGTCTTTTTGGTGGAACTCTGCAAATCCTTCATCTGCCTCTCCAATTCCAGCATCTCCTTCTTCCCGCCGTCCCCGTTGACAATCAGGTTCAGCCGAAGATCCTCATCCGTAATTCTTTTAGCCATAATCTCACGTGATTTTATGGCACAAAAATAGCCGCTATCAGGCGGCTGCAAAGGACAAATACAATGGAGTTTAACCCCAGATGATTGTCAAGACAACGCTTGCAAGAATGACCAGGCCACTAAGAAGCAACAGCAAATCACCCATAACGCTTTTCTTGGTTTTGTTCTTGGAGGTCAGTCCAACCACGGCACTTCCAATCGTTCCACCTACGAGAAATATAATCAACCCTGCCAAACCGACAAAAATCGCAATCAAAGCGACAAACAACAACGGCCAGACAAGCCATCCGATATCACCGATAAAGAACATAGGGCTTCAAAGATTAGTGTTTATTTCTCTTTCTTGCAAAAATCATCCCACCGAACGCCACAATCGTAGAAGTAGATAAAAATGGTTTATGGAATATATCTTATGAAATATGGGTCCATTTATTTCAGGATATACTTTTTCACCTCATTCTCATCAAAAGAAAACAGTACAGACAAATCATCCGTATCGGACACATCCAAGATGTTCTCCGCCAAAAGCGAAGCTGCCTTGATGTCCCATTCTGTTGGCTTAATATTGCATTGAATCACGAACTCGTTTTCCCTTTCTGAAATCGCCTTGTCGAAATCCTCATCAGAGATATCCCCGGAAGCCAACTGTTCGTTCAGGCGGGAGAAATTACGTTCTCTCGTCCTGTTATTGATGGCATTCGTCACTAATTCAATAAATCTGCGCGGGATTGAACCATCCAGCCAATTCTGTAAGGTTGGATGGTTAGAGTGGCCGGTGAAATAGATATCTTCATCTTTTTTCATCGCCACATATTGAGTGTTGGCATCCGCATAGAATGAATAAGAGACAGAATCTCCGACTGTCGAAGTGGCGCTTGTTGTCTGAATATCAGAAGTATTTAATATTTCGTTCATTTGCCCGTATTGCGTTTGTATTGCATTTGTGTTTACAAAGAAACAACTTTCCGGCCAAATAATCAAGACTTCCCGCCTGATTTTCACTTCGTTTGGCCCAGTTCCGATTCCCGGATCCGGGCGATGACATCCTCCGTGAACTCGTACATCAGACGCTCGGCGATGGAGGCGAAAGCGCCGAAGACATAGCGGTTGTGGATCCTGCGGTTGCTCTTGACGGACTGGTCTCCTCGCTGGAGGCGCTTCATGTCCAGGAAGCGCTCGTAGGCCACGTGGACGAACGTCAAAGTCCCCGAAGCGCCGCTGCCGCCGGTCACAGAAACACTCCTGGACGACTCCAGCCGCCCGGAACGCTTCTTGACCCTTGCCTCGATGGCCTTGCCCTGATTCCTCAGAAGCCTCTGTCCCTCATCCTGAAGGATCTCACTAACGAAACGCGCCCTGACATCCATCACTCAAATGATAGTTCGATGCTGTACCCGCTCCAGCCGCCGAAGACGCTCGCCTCCGGAACCACATCCACCGAAGCCAACGCCAAACCCGTCACAAGACGGCAGTTCTGGCTTGAGGTCTCCTCGGCGATATAGGCCAGAATCAAATCCGCGATCTCCAGAAGCCGTGAATACTGCTCATTCTCCGATTCCTCCGTCTTGTCCAGCCCAAGCCCCTTCTCCAACACGAAGATTACCGTCCCCAACTCTTCCCGGAACGTGTCCGAATCCCCGCGCTGATGCACCTCCGGACGCGCCACGAGAACCTGCACACCCGAAAGATGCGCCAGTTTGGAAGTGGCGTCCGACTGTGTGGTCGTGCAAATCGGATCTATGTGCCCACAGCACCAGCAGGAGTGGATCTTCAACCCCGAAAGGTACTCAGTGAGCCTTTGAAGCCTTGATAATCTGCTCATTTCTCTTCCTTTCCTTATAGTTATGCCACATAATCGACAACACCGAGAACAACGGCTCCTCATCCACCCGGTCGATGTTTCCAAGCGTGTTCTCCTTGGCCACCTCGACCAATAGATCATTCCACCCGAAGCTTATCCCCGAACTTTTCTCATCCCCGGCGAACAGCTTCGACAAATCAACCTCCTCCCCGTTAATCTCCAGAACACCCGACTGAAGGTACTTCAAGCAAGCCGCGAACCACATCATCACAAGATTCTTCTGCCACCCCTTCAACCTCGACGCTCTATGAATATGCCCACGTGCATTCCGTTGGTCCACATCCGGCACCATCCGACCTGCCCTGTTGGCCTTCCGGCAACGTCTTCTGTACAGGAAAGCGATGCATTCATCCAGATCCTCCGGCTCGTGGCTCCTAAAAAACCTGTTGATTGCGGCGGATGCGTGCCTGAACTCCCCGAAAGTCAGATCCTGAAGCAGTTCCCCCGGACCGTACAGCCTCACAAGCCCCGACCGGACCACCGGCATCGGATTCGCGACCGAATCAAACGTCAACGCCGCCGACTCCTCCGAGAACAAAAACCCCAGAAACTTCTCACACATCCGATAGACATTCTCATCCCTGACAGAAGAAGACCCATTGAATATGTCCGCGAACCATCCCTTGACAGTTCTCCGTACCCTAAGCAGCATCCACAAGACCCTCACATTGAAGTCCAACGGCGATTCCCCACGCCTAAGACACCTCTCGAAGATCCGGAATACCCCACGCACCTGCTCCGGAGTCATTTCTCTCCACGAACCAGGCACCTGTACGACCTTGCCGGTCTCGAAAACCTCAATCGTGTTCATCACTCGGTGGTAAAGAATTTGTTCCGCCTGTCATTCACAGGCAAAAGCTTAGGATCCGCCTTATCTTCGCTGATCAGAGCCGACAAATCCGTCAAAGCGTCCTTGACCTCACTTTTCAGATTGCCGACATACCAGTCAATCTCATCCATCGTGGCCACACGGTTGGACTTGTTGCCCTGATAGGTAGGGGAGAACCGCCTTGCGATCTCGATAGGAAACACCTCAAGGCTCCACCTCGTTCCGGCCACGATCACCGCACTTAGTATCGCCGCCCTTCTGGCCAGCGAAAGCGCCCTCGGCTCAGCCGAACCGTCAGTAATCGAAGCCCATTTATCCCCTGCGAACGGCTCAATGACCGCCCTTTGCCGCTCGATCACAAGCGCCTGCAACAGATAATAGACGTAATAGCTCCCATCGATGGGATAGACCGCCTCGAACTCCTGAATATTCCTGACAATGGATTCGCCTATCATCGTCCTCTTGGCCGAAGCCTTCCAGTTCTCGTTGCCGGAAGTCTCCAAGTAGGTGTACAAAGCGTCCAAAGCCCGGAAATACCGCTCCCTCATCGCTCTGTCATCCCTGTCTATCTGCCATTCGTAAGGGCTTCTCTCATTGTCATCGATCTTGACCTTCCGGCCGGTCGATTCGTGGGACACGGACGAAAGCTTAGCGTACCGCATCAACGCCAGACAAGCCACCGGAAGCCTCACAGCGGCCACAAGCTCCGGTTTCTCATCCTCATCGTAAGCCTCCGCGGCCTCCTTGACCACCTCCTGACTCACAAGCCGCGCCACCTCATCGGTGGCGAACCGGATTTCCGTCTCGATCAGCCTGAAAGGAGAGGAAGCGTACCATTGGCCGGTCAGATCCTCCAATTCCTTGGAACCATCCCTGTTTCTGTTGAATAAATCCATCATATTCACTGATTTTTAACCCTTGCCGATGAAGTCAAAGCGTCCTCCGCCTCCAACTGCTTGTGGAAGAACCCAAGTTTCAGCCCCTTTCCAGGGAAATTGAACGCTATCGCTTGGTTGATCGGCTCCAGAATCGTCTGTGAGGCAATCTCCGTGTCCGAAAGCAGGAACAGCTTGAAGGCATACAACAATTCAGATCCAGATGCCAGCTTTCCGTTCACCATCACGTTCGACAGCGACGGATGCAGCCCCATTCCGGATGTGATCGCAGATGCCGAAGCCTCCGAGATCTTCAACTGAGCCTCCACAAAGTCCTTCATCTTCTGGTCTATCGCCTCCACGGACCAAGACACACGCCCCGCGCCGCTTTCAGACGGCATATCGAGCGAATAGAAGAACTTTCCAGCGTTCTCCTTGCCGCTGAGCACATCCTGCATCTGCAACAGCAGATCCTCCGTCAACCGGCTGATCTCGTTCTCCACCTTGGTGTCATCCCAAGTCGGATGAACCATCCTAAGACGGTCACGCCTTTCCTCCCAGTACTCCTTGGGAGCCTTCACCAGATAAGCAAGGTTGATTCCGTTGTCCGTCACGTACTTGAATATGGTCGGAATCTCCGAACCCTTGACAATCCAGCGCAACGCTCCCCAATACTGAGGCACAGCATAGAAATCCCTTGCGAATGAATATGTGTGGTTGTACGATGCCGACGCTCCGAACCGTCCTGGATTCTTCCTGTCATAGACCGGATAGACCCTTACGCCAGTCCCCACGCAGGAATGCTCGAAATCCCCGACAACAATGTGTTTCACGTCCTTGATCTCCCTGCTGTCCGTCCACTCCAGCCTTGCGTTCTTTGAAGGAATATGCTCAAGATAGGCTATCTTTGGCTCCCTGCCTATTCTCCGGCCTTTCTCCAGATACTTGGCATCGAAGAACCCTTTCAGATGCAGGTAATCGGTCATACACCCCTTGATGTAGCTAATATAGTCCCAGCTGTCCAGCCACGCCTGGATCTCCCTGTCCTCCTCCCAGTTATGCACGATGTTTCCTTCCTGGTAAGCCAGCCGGTTAAGGAACACGCCCTGCCCGTAGAGAAGCCCCATCTGCCTTTCAAGGATTCCCGGACCAAGATTGTTTTCGTCCAGGATGTCCCTTAGGTGCACCGGCAGATTGTTGTCGTGGCCGAACGGCACGATCTTCTGTCCGCAAATCGTCTGGGGCAACTGTTCCCAGTTCCTCTGTTGCGCCATCCAAAACACGGAGTCCAGACTGCTGTCCCTCCTGTTGGAAAGCGCGAAAGCCCGGCCATCGTTCAGCCGCAGAACGGATGTGTGGTCGGATATTTTTTCGATTCTGCTCATACGAGTATCAGTTTTTGTCCGTTGAATGTCATCAGAAGCGGCTGGTAGAAACGCCTCGGCTCTCCGGTCTCCAGATCCGTGTAGCCCTCGATGATGTCAGCGTTCTTGTTGTGCTCCTTGGTTTCCCTATGTCTCAGCACCCCGCGCCGGACATAGACGATCCCGTCGCTTGTGCCTTTCGTGGGGTTATAGCTCATAAACGAGAAGCTGAAGCTCCTGTCTTCCTCTGACAGTCGCCTCATCTCCGTCAATGCTTCATATACGTTCATATCACAAAGTTAGCCACCTCCCAAGACGATAAAAAGGACACCACGCCCAACCCGGAAACTACAGCCCAAGGCTCGGCTATTTCAGCCAAACGGGCTTGTTTTGTGAATATATTCCCGTCAAAATCAAGTGGTTCAAAGCCTTGCACCCCGCCGCGGCAAAAACGCACTTTTTAGGACGCAAAAGAGTCCGGGCCGCGCAACGGAAGAATCGCAATTGCGATTCCTTCCCGAGGGTGATATATGGCGCACGCCCCGCTCAGTCCTTGTTTTTCCCGACCGCACGAGGATCCGTCGCCGAGGACGGCAGCATCGTCTTGCCGCTGACCACGCCTCTGAGTTGCTTGGTCATCACAAGATACTTGAATGAGTCTGATGGGTTGGTGGACTCCGTAGGCAGCTGCTCCACCGGTAACTTCTCGCTTTTCTTATCCTTGAACACAACCCCGTTCCTGACCACAGTCCTTGCCTTTTCCAATGACAGCTTCAGATGCTTGGCCGCATACGCGTCGATGCGAATCACCGGCAACCGTGGATTACGCTCACTCATTATCTCCTGCATAAATGAATATTCCTCCGGCTGCCCGATGTTGCCCTGGTTGATGGACATAAGCTGCACCGTCCACCCTGTACGGCGGCCGGATTCATCATATTCAATAGCCTTCTTTAACTTGCCGACCTGATCCTCACCCACGGACTTGTAGGAGTTGCCTGCACGGTCATAGTACAGCATCAGGGTCTTGCGCCTCACAGGTGCGAAGAAGGCGCGGAACTTCTCTCCAAGGTCAGGGACATATTCAGGCGCAAGAGTGTAGAGGAACTTCACAACACGCAGGCACGAGCGTCCCTTCTCGGTGTCATTCTGGGCGATGGACATCGAGCACATATTCCCGAAATCCACTCCTGCGATGAGTGGTTTGTCCAGATCGAGATATTTCAGCACCCTGCAATCCTCCTGATCAAGCAGTCCGAATCCATCGTAGGCTTCCTCATCCGTGCCATCATAATAGAAGTGGCGTTCACTCAAGGAGGTGTAGAAGCGGTCGCCTGATTCCAGGGACGGGCGCATAGAGAGGATGGCCGTGTTCAGATCAGGAAGCTTACCCGAGATGGCATCCCCGAACCATTGCTCAGTGAGAATGTCCACATTGATGTAGGATGATGCCAGCATGAAGAAAGTCCTGGCTTCCTTACGCATCCTAAGTTCAGTCCATCGGGCTTTCCACTGTTCGGCCACACGGCATTTGCTGCGATAGACGTTCAGGTCATCGGCACTGTGAGTGTTCATCCATTTGTCCTTGGCGGCGGCAGCCTCGTGCAGGCATTCGTTATAGACCAGGCCGGCTTTCAGCACAAGCACGATGGCCGGGATGTCCATATTGTGGGCATATTTCAGGATCCAGTCATATTCCCCGATGTGCGTGGTGTCCGGCATATCGGTGGTGAAACTGAATCCTCGGTAGAAGACACTGTGACCATATTCCTGCCTGTAGCCACGGACTGCCTTCAGCAGGTTGGAGATCTTGTCTTCCCGGAAATATTTCACCTCATCTCCGAAGACAAAGACGTAGGAGGCTCCGGCAAGGGTGGCCGGGCGGTCAAGGGAGCCGAACCGGATGTTGGTGCCGGTGTAGAAGATGATGGTTCGCTTGTAGGAGACCAGTTTGTTGAACGGTTTCCAGAAATGGGGCTTAAGCCAGTCCGGGAGACCAGCCTTTTCCGCATCTGTAAAGGTGGGCGGCTCCTTCTCGACGACATAGTGGACACCCTCACGGAGTCCTTTTCGTTCCAGCCCCTCCAGAACAGAAGGGAGGATGTTGGCGTTCAGGTTCGTGAACGTGTCGGCCACCCAGACGACGGGCGCTCCTGGCATATCATAGATGACATCCAGCAGTCTTTCGGCCTGGATGTCGGTTGTCTTGGCTCCGCCACGCCCCACGACATTGAGGTTCTGACAGGCGCCGGCCAGCGACACGATCTGGGCGAAAGGGTTCTGGTACTGGACGGAGGCGGCTTGTGTGGATTCAGGTTTAACTCTCTTCCTTTGCATCCTCAAGGTATTTTACGATGTCGAGATCAACGATGCCTGCATCGGTCCTGAGCCGTCTCTTGACGGACTCCGGAGCGACCACGGTGTCAATCTGCCTTTCCAGCTCATCACGGTTGGCTGCCGGAAGTCCGATGGATTCTGGCGTTGCGGAAAGCAGACGGAACATCGGCTGGTAGATTTCAGCCGGAAGCTTGGCCGGATCATCTTTGTCCAGCTGGAGGGCACGAGCCTTGTTGGCAAGGATGTCAGCGGCCACGGCATAGTCCTTCGATGTCTTGGCGGCGTCCCTCGCGGCGACATAGAGTGTGTCGAACTGATCCGCCATCTTGTTGCGCATCGCCTCCTTGGAGACCTTGCGGTTGCAGTAGAAGAGTTCCACGGCTTCTGAATATATGTCCGCGGCCCGTTGGTAGGGAATGCCGAAAGGGGCGCTGGTCAGGAACTTGATCGTCCTCCTTTTGCCATACTGGCCGTCCAATGAATATATCAGCGTCAGCAGGTCTATGTAGATCTGTTCCTTGTCGGAAAGGTTGCCCTTTGATCCGGAAGCAATATATTCCTGAATCTTCTCGAACGCGCCTTCTTTCTCGGCACCGCCGAACAGATCCAGCTTTGAGATGGTGAAACTTTTGTCCCGGACGATGTCGCGGAACTGCTCGATGGAGTCGGCGTCGCCACCCATAGCTCCACGCACGACGGCAAGTTCGATCTTGGCCCTCTTCTCCAGCTGGCCGCGTTTGATGGCGTTGCTGATCCGCTGATCATCTATCGTGACGGGATCAGCCAAGATGACATCCAATTGCCTTTCTGTGATGTCAAGGAATCCGGCCAGTTCGGCATCAGTCCAGCCGATGGCCGCAAGGGATGAAAGATCATCGAGAAGTTCGGTTGTCAGTTCCTTCATATTCTTTAATCATTCGGTTTATCTCATCGAGCGTCATCTTCAGGCGGGAAAGCCTTTCCTCTCTTGACACTTTCAGGTCAGGGCGGTCGCCTTTCTTGATTTCCCGCTCCGCGCGCCAGATGGAATCCTGGACATTGCGCCTTTTCCGGATTAGCTCGGTGATCGGCATTCGTCTCAGATTATCCAGTTTCTTTGTCAAGGCGAAAATCGGATGTTTGCCAAGAATCCGGTGATGCTCCTTGTAGTATTGAAATTCAGTGCGGGAAACTGAATTTTGATAAAAATTTCTTACCGTTTTTTCCGCGGCCTCGAAGCACTCTTCCGGAGTGGTGCATTTGAACAGATCCTCGTGGGCGTTGACATAGTTGTGCCACGATGTGATCATATCCGCGGCAAGGGCCTTCAGTTCGGTCGGGCAATCAGGTTCGGAGAGGAACGGCCAGTCTTCCCGGAACCGCCCGCCTTTCGTCAATGTCTGCGAGAACGGAACCTCTGTGGCGAACGGAAGCAAAGCTTTCTTCAGGAGGTGTGAATATTCCTTCGGCGCCTTCCTGACAAGAGCGTCGAGCCACTTGTTGGGCGCGTATATGCTCAAGAGCCGAAGTCCTTCAGTGACCTCGGCTCCCGAACATATCCATCTGTCAATCTCGTTACTCATTCAGCAGGTACTGGTCAATCAGATGTGTGATGGCCGCATAGCCTTGAGGAGTGGCGAACACGAACTTCTTGCGGACGAACGCCTCGATGACAAGATGTTCGCAAGGATTCGCGCGATAGACCGGAGTCACGATGTTGCCGAACCGGAATCCGGCCTCGATTGGTCTATGGAGATTCTTCTTGAAGTAGTCCTTCAGGAACTCCTCCGCTGTCTGGTCTTGCGCCGGAAGCATCTCCACGAGTTTCTCCTTGGAGAACGGTTTCGGCAGCCTTTCGCCATACACTTTGTTGCCCTGGACATCCAGGAACACAAGGGGCGTGGCCAGTTCCACGATGGAGATCTTGGCGCAAGGAACGCAGTTGGCAGGAGCAAGGATGAAGTCATCAGCGACATTGTTGTCGGCGATGATTCCGGCAAGAATGTCACGGATGTCAGCGTCCGGTTCAACCGTGATGACAACAGGCTTGACACCTGTCATCTTCTCCCAGACTTTGGACAACTGGCCGTCCGTGCCCTCGTAGGCACAGACAACCAGATTCGTTCCGCCGCTTACAGGGTTGCCCGCAACCTTGCCTTTGACGGCTTTTGTGTCGATCTTAGACATCCGCTAAGCTCCTCCGGTCGCGCTTGTGGCGTCCTCGGCGATCTCCGGCATCTCTCCGGCATATTCACCAGCCAGGAACTTGTCAGGCAACGCCTGCTTCCAGGTAAGAGTCCTCTTGGTCGCCTCACCGTCCATCTTGGTCTCAAGAGACAACCTGAGCGGGTTGCAGACACGTCCCATAATCTGAGGACGGCCAGCAGTTGTTCCGTCGCACTCCTGCACGATGGCGATCACGCCACGGTTCTTGAAGATCTCGATGAAATTCTTGATGGCCACTGAGTTGCCCGGGTGGTCGAACACGATACCGGTCTTGATTCCCTCGGCGTCCGGATCTCCGGAAAGTTCCTCGGTGACCTGAATCGTGGAAGCCGTGGCATAGATGGAGATTGCCTTTGCGCCGGTCTTCAATGTGAGGTTTCCAGTTACAACGCAGTTGCCAACCTCTCTTGCCGGTTCGCTGGCGACATCCTCCACATCTACGAGGATGATCTGTGATTTTCTGGTGGCGGCGCAACCAGCGCCGTCACCAGGTCTTGGAATTGATGATTTAACGTAAGCCATAATTCACGCTTGTTATTTGGTTATGCACCGCCTTGACCCTGATCCGGGTTGGTCTCTGAACCCTGATCCTCGGTGTTGTCAGCAGCCTTCTTTCCGTTCTCCCACTTGTCGGTGTCCGGAACATCGGAAACGATGCTCTCGACCGGAGTGTAGCCGTCCGGAACAGCGGCATAGACAGCCTCGGCGATCTTGAATCCCGTTGAGAGGGAATATTCACCGAACACCTTCACATCGTAGTTCTGCTCCTCGATCTTGACGATGCAGTTCTCCGCCTTTGAGAGGTCAACCAGCTCCACGAAGTTCTCCTTTGGAGTCGCGAAGATGATAGGGGAGTTGTACATTGACTTGAGAGGCACGAGATGGAAGTTCGTGAAACGGATGCTTCCGTCATTCTCGAATCCGGTGTACTTGCCGTTCACGGCGAAGTCAGCCCTCTTGTAGCGTGTCAGCAACTGCTCGGAGCAGTGGATGGTCACGATGTGGGCGAACAGTCCGGAGATGCTGTCCACGAAGCCGTCTATGTAGGCCAGAAGTTCGGAGTCGGACATCTGCATAGGATCGGCCGCCGCCTTGTAGTAGTTGATCTTGCAGTTTTCATCGGACTTACCCTCCACAAGGATGGTCTCGAAACCGTCCATAGAGTTCTTGGCGGCCTTGCCCGCGTCACCGTCAGCGACAACGCCAGCATCGATGAACTTACCCTTTGCGATCATCGAGATGGTGATGTCATCCAGCACCTTAGGCAGGATGTGGTTCTCGATGATGTAGCGGGTGATAGGCATATCCGCCATAGTCTTGCCCTGCTCGTAGAGATAGAGCAGCCAGCTCTTGAGCACATCGGCCGGCTGGATCAGCACGTTCAGCTTGTGACGGCGATAAGGAATCCTGATCGGAGTGAACTTGGCCGCTCCCTTAGGAGTCCATTTCGGTGTGAACTGCTGTGAGACCTCGGACATAATGGCCGCGCTTGCGATGTAGTCCGTGTTGGACTGGATGCGGGTCATATGCTTGGCGTCATCGAATCCGTTGTAGATCCTCTTGTTAAGGAGCTCCAACTTCATCTTAGGAGGCATCGTCATCTTGAACTCGGCGTTGAGATCCGTGATGTCGATGGAAGCGTCTTCCATCGCCGTGAAAGCGTAAGGATTGACGGAATCAAGGGCTTCCTTCACAAGCTTGTTGTGTGCCGCCGCCATATTGATGGCAAAGACCTTGGCCTCCTTGGACGCAGGAACTGCCGTGGCATCCGGCTTAGGCTCCGGCTCGGAAGCCAATGAGACAACGTCCTTCTGAAGCTTCTTCACCTGCTCTTTAAGTGCCTTGGTGGCCTCATCTGTCTTGGCGGCCACGGCGGCGTTGAAAAGGGTCACGGCATCACCCTCCTCATCGAGGTTGATGCTTTCCAGTTTGTCGAGAAAGTCCTGGCCGTAGTTCTCCAGAACCTTCTGCCGCTCCTGATCGGAAAGGGAAACCTTGCCGTCCTTGACGTCAAGCTCGCTCTTGCCGAAGAGACGGGCCACAAGCCGGCCCATCTTGGAATTGTTGAGAGTTTTCTTATCCATTATGAAAAAGATTGGTTAAACGCTTGTGAGTGCGAAGACCGCCTCGATGGTCTCGGAAAGGGTCTTCTTGGCATCGGCCATATTCAGGCGCAACGCCTCAGCGGTGCCGAACATCGCGCCGCTCAGAACTCCTTTCTCCTCTTTCTGAATATTCGGCCTTCCGGACACGACCGCATTCTGGAATTGCTCTACCAGCGGTTTGAGCTCCGCTTTGGCGGCCTCGAAGTTTCCGGCCAGAGCTTCCCTATAGGCCCTGTTCTTCTCTGAGGACTCATCGGCATAGACTACTAAAGTCCTTTCCCCGTTTAATGGATTGGTTGCTGAATTGTCAACGAAGACAGCCATCGCACCGATGGAACCGACCTCTGAGAGATCGTTGTCCATATAGATAGCATCGCATTGTGAGGCCACCCAGTAGGCCGCCGAGGCGCAGCAGTCAGCGTGCACATAGACCGGTTTCCTGTGGGCCTTGGCGTAGCTGATAGCTTCAAGCATCGGCGGTATGGCCGAGCAGCTTCCGCCAGGGGAGTCTATGTCCAGGACGAGACCGATGACATTTTCATCATCGGCCATCTCCCGGAGTTTGTTTGCTATGAACGTGGTTCCGTAACTTGTGCAGGTGTCGTACTTGGTCATCGTGCCGTGAAGCGGAACAATGGCGACACTCTTGGCTTTCCCGGCCCCAGCACCGGAATCGGCCACGGTGGAGACCACCGCCGACTTCACCTCCATCTCAAACGGAGTCTTGCTGAGGAAAGCACGAGCGATAGGAAGCAGCTGCTCCGGATTGGAGACCAGCCACTTCCCCTGCACGATGTCCCTTGCCAGTTGGAATGTGTCTGCTTTCATCTTGTTAATCAATGTTTACGCAAAGATACCAGCGAGACACCCGTAAGGAAAGGACACGCTAAAAGACAGGGAATTGATACGAGCTGGACAGCTTCAAGGTGTTGGTTTCGTTGACCTCGAAGGCAAGAGGCAAGTCCTCGGTGCCGTAAGTCTCATCGTCCCCGTGGCAGAATCCTACCTTTAATATAAGGTTGTCCCTCATAATCTCCGAGGACTCCGAAAGCGTGGCGTTGATCTTGACGGTGGCCAGCCTCCCGGCATCCTCCGTCTTCTCCGACCGCTCGATGGTGGCGGTCCCTGGAACGAGCGCAAGTTTATGCCAGACTCCATCCTGTCTGTCAAGGCTCTGGGCCTGCAATGAGTCAATGATTCTGATCATCTTTCAATCCGTTTATGTTTATACTGCTGTTGATGTAATCCACCTTGTTGATAAGTTTCTTCACCAGTTTGTCCAGCGTCTGTTGCGATTGCCTGTAGATCCTCTTGTGCAGCGCGTCGAAATAGTCGGTGCTGAACAATCCCCTCGACACGATGAACGCAGTGACTATGTCCTTCTTCTGGACTCCGAGCTCGTAGCCGGCAAGGTAGTACTGCTTGAACTCGATGTCAAAGAAGGCGTTGATCGCCATATTCAACGCCACCGTGCTGTACTTGTCATAATAAAGGAACTTATCCCTCATAGGAGCCGTGGCGATGTCGCTTGGCAACTCCAGATCCACGACCTTGTCGCCTTCCAGAGCCACCGGACCCTCCGCCACCTTGCAATGAGCCACGAGAAGCCTGCCTATGCTGTTTCGGGCATAGACTTTCAGAGGCCCGCCCGGACTGTCAGGCGGGAACAGGTAAGCCAGATAATCCGCCATCATCGGCGAATCCACTTTCAATTTGACATCGAGCATTTCACAGTTCATCAAATATTATAGCCACATTTTTCGCAAAAACAGCAACTACACCAACTACACTTGAAGCTATGTTTGATTTTCAATGAGTTAACCAAAAACGAGGTGTAGTTGACCCTCGAAAATGTGTAGTTAGTGTAGTTGGAGTCACCGCAAGTGTAGTTGAATGTAGTTGGAGTGTAGTTCTTCAACTACACCGCAACTACACCTTATTTCGTTAATATTCATTTATTAACTTCAAGTGTAGTTAGTGTAGTTAGTGTAGTTGGGGTTTTTCGTTTCCTCAGCAAAATAATTTTTCACTAATTTACGTAATTTATTGAAGAACTACAATAGATATCACAAGATAAACTTTTGTTATATTTGAATATATGTGAAAATAGTTATCCTATTTGTGCCAAATTTTGGCACAACCACTCCGATTTTCCTCATTTTCCCCATTTCCCCCGAAAATCACCCTCTTGATGAAAATCGTAAGCAAATCAACTCTATTTGCTTATGGTTTTCGCTTTGGCCCTTTGAAAACCCCATTCCACGCGCTTCCCTCCAATAAAAATCGTAAGGGCGGACGAAGATTAACCCTCTTCATTGGCCCTTACCCAAAAGAAAAGCCCTGGAAGAAGCTCCCAGGGCCGCACCATACTAAGTAATGCTACCAAACAATTACGCGAATATGGCGTTCAGGTCTTTGTCCAGCGCCCGGAATCCGGATTCGATTCTTTCCTCCTGAGCTTTCCGTGGCTTGGTTCCATTGATGTATCCCCAAAGCTGTTTTTGGTTGATGCCGGTGATCTTTTCGAGACCGGCCAATGAGAGGATACCCGAATTGACATAATACTGCATCAGCGAGACCGCGTCAATCTTGTAGGAGAATGAATATTCCCCGTCAAGGAAAGCTGGGTACTTGAACCCTTCTGCGATAGCCGTCTCCTTGTAGAACCTGATCTGCTGCATCATATCAGCCTTTGCCTCCTCGATGGTGGCTCCAGCGCCAGAGAATATTTCCTTGCTGCAATAGACGTTGAAAGTTCCGTCCGTAGCTCTTTCGATTATTGCCTCTATAACCATAACTCAATTCTTTTATTTGTTGTGATATGGGGCTTATTTCAACCCCATATCCTTTTTCATCTTGTTTTCAAGCCCCTTGCCCAACTCTTTCCCTTTGTGGTAGGGAACAGGGTAAGTCCGGCTTCCCTTTCTGTAGATCACGTGGCTTCCAGACTGCCTTAGCCTTTCCCAGCCATTCCCCTTAACAAGGTCGTGAAATTCATCATACTTCATATCGCATATTGTTTGGTGTTGCAAAGGTAGTAATATTTCCATTGATTACAAAATTTAACAATAGAAAATTTACGCTTATTATAGAAATAAAAAAGCCTGGCATTTAGGAAATACCAGGCTGTGAACGAGCTAAAAAGGAGGTGTTATTTCCTATGCTCAACAACTTCATTGCTGTTGCAAATTTAGTGAATCTTTCCTTTTTATCCAATTTAGCTGACATAAAAGCTAAAAGCGGGAGGATACTCGCAATATCCTCCCGCCGTACACTACCCGAAGCTACTTATTCTTCGGTTTTGGAAACCTGAAGAACTCTTTGTTCTTCGGGTAGATGATTTTGCCGTTTCTGCGAACATAGCGGCAAAATACATACTCTTCGGAGCCTTGCTCTTCAGAGTTTTTGAGAATCTTAGATGAATACATCTGAATAGACGCAGCATATTTGAAACTGCGTAGATTTCAAAGAGCCCGGTTTTTGCGAGAAACCGGGCTCTATAGGCGGAGATGGATGAGACGGAGCGTTTCATTGTCTCCATTCAAATGTTATCACCTAACAATCTCGTTGGCAAAGTTAGTCATTCTTAGTTTGACTTCCTACTATTCCGTGAAAAATGTATTGCGTTTGTATTGCGAATGTGTTTACGAAAAAGCGGCACCCGAAAGGATGCCGCTCCGGCCGCGTCTCCTGACGGCCATTTACCAAAAGAAACACGATCTGTTGAAACTAACAGACTGAACTGGAGACTTAGAGGTTGTCGGCCGCACGCCGTATTCTGTCAGCAAGGTCGCAAAGCGCGCCTTTCAGCTGCTGGAGTTCTTCGGGGGTGAATCCACCTTCACCCCCGTTCCCGTCAATGCCGTTGAGTTTGTTGTAGAACCAAGGTACAGACTTGTTGAAATAGTCTTTGGCGATGTGTGCCCAAGATATGTTGAGATCGATGTCCTTCAGTTTCTGCCTTACCTTTGAGTCCTTGATGGCCTTGATCTGTGATGCTCTTTTTTCTTCGATGTTCATAATGTTGTTTGGTTTAGAGGAGGCTCTTTCGAGCCTCCTTGTTTAAGAATCAAGTAACTTTTCAAAAAGTTCTCTGATGTAGATCTCGAGTTCCCAAGAGGGATTGTGTCTCGACTTCTTGAAGTTCCTTATCATCTCGATAAGTTCTTTCTCTTCGTCTGTAAGTTCCATTTTACTTTGTGTTTTATTTTGGTATCACAAAGGTACTATAAAATATTATAGTATGCAAATTTTCAGACAATTATTTTCAAAATAATCACTTGATTTTGCCCTCTGAACTGGCCGCACCGCTTCTCCTCAGAGCCTGACCGATGATGTCGAACTCCAGCTCCTCGTTCAGGATCTTTCTCAGTGCCTCGTCCAGCTGGTAGAATGCTGCGTTCATCGATTTGATCTGCATATCGAGCCGTCCGTCCATCAGACCCTCTTTCCGCTCGTACATCTGTCTTTCCCATTCCGCGAATCGGTCTGCGATTTGGAACAATTCCATTCTTGTCTCGATGATGAACGAATCCGCTCCGAGTCCGTGGTTTTCAGCGGTTGCTCCAGCCGCGTTGCCTGAATAATTAGTGGTAGTCATAACTAATTGAATATAAAATCCCTCCGCTAAGGTCTGACTACCACATACCTGCCTTACGGCATAATGCTGTTGTGGCTTTCGCCAGCAACGACCATACGGAGGGAAAATTTCCCTTAAAAATATGTCTGCAATCTATTACGGTGGTGAATATTGCCGTAAAATAGAATGCTAAGTATGTAGTAGTCGAAGGCAAAGGTAACGAACATTTCCGAATATCCAAGCGTTTCTTCAAAAATTACATTTCTTCCCGAACACGGCTTTCAGTTCCTCGTCCGTGTCCGGATCACGTCTAATCCGGCGGTAATCGGAGCTGAAGGTGATGCTGACAAGGCGTTCCTGATGGCAGATGCAGATCAGGCCGATGATGGCTTCGTAGTCTCGTGGTGAGACCTGAACGAGATAGTCAACCCATTCCAGAAGAGGAAGACTCCGCAGCCAGTTCACGTACACCCGCCGCCTGGCCGCAATCACATTGGCGTACCTGTTCCGGAACGCCTCCTCCTGCTCCCTGGAATACAGGACATATCTCCTCAGGTCTTCCATCACTCCTCCCAAAGTTCGGCATCAACCGCTTCGGCTGGCTCGGTGACCGATGGGGGAGTGCTGGCCGCCGAGCGGTTATCCCCGATCTCCAACGTGTCGGTGGAGATGTCAAGGTCAATGCCGTAATTGACCTTCAGCGCGTCATAGTCAAAGACCATCGCCGTGGTGACGCGGCTCTTGCCGGTCTCCGGATTGCTCGACACGTAGGTCTTGTTCTCCAGCAGCTTGAACCGCATCGACTTGGCCGTACCTATGAACTCCGGCGAATGCTCAAGATAGTACTTCAGCGAATCCCTCGGGATCACCTTGCCGTTCACGTCCTTGCCCTCCTTCATATAGAGAGCCGAAAGCCGCTGGAAAGCCAGATAGATGTACCGCACACCGTGCTTGGGCTCGAACGGAACATCCGACTCCTTGATGGCGAACGGACGGTCCCCGGCGCAAAGCTTATAGTCGATGTTGATGTACGCCTGCCCGGATGCCACCAGATTCTCCACAATCTCCCAGAAGCCAGAAAGCTCGTTGTTCTGCTTTGTCTTCTGGTTCTGATCCACACAACCCTTGCAGCAAAGCTTGAATATCTCCTCGCTGTCAAACGGCACATCGATGTCCGTCCTCAAAGCCCGGTAGGCCGCCAGCAGAATTGCCCAGTTCCTCAGTGTCCTGTCCTCGACATTGTACGAACGCACCCTGTCATTCATATCCGATAGCGTCTCATCCCAAACCCTCCTGAAATCCGTCTGGAACTTGGAGCGCAACTGCAACAACTGGTTCGTCAGATGCGTAAGCCCTCGCTTCTCGATAAGCTTCAGATTCTCGTAGTTCCTCTTCTCCTGGTCGCTGAACGTTGTCTTGCTGAATGTCAGGAACACAAGCCGGTTGAACAGAGCGATGTCGGCGGTCGGCATCTCCTGACCGCTCATCACAACCCCGCAGTCCACAGCCGTGGTCTCACGCCTCTTGTCGTTGTCCATATTCATCCTCGAACGCCCCGCGCCGTCCCATATTCCTTTGAGGAACTCCCGCTTCTCCAGATCAAGGTTGTTCTTATATTCATCGAGATGCACCACCGCGTTGCTCACCTCCGCCACCGCCTCGGCAAGAGCCGCCTTGGTCGTGTTGTTGATGTTCGGCGCGATGTTGCCCGTCACGAAGAAGGAAGTCAGCGAATGACCCAGCTCCGACTTTCCCGTGCCCTTCGGGCCGAACAGATCCAGAATGGGGAACGATGTTGTCACCGATGTCACGACGTCCTTGAACAGCGACGCGAACAGGAAGCAAAGCGCCACCTTGGCGTTGTCCCCGAACACGGTGATGAGTTTCTCTGAATATTCCCGCAGCGTGATGGTGTTGGCCTCCGTATAGACGAACTTCCTTGCCAGCTGGTAGCCTTGGGTGTTGTCCCTTGTGTCCAGCGCGCAACCAGGAAGATAGAACTTCTGACCCTTGATGTCGATGATTCCGTACTTGTCCACCGGCTTGAACGTGCCGTTGTCAAGGCCGCCGTTGCCCCAGGCATAGAAGCCCCATTTCTTCTGCCAACCCAGCTGCTTGATCTCATCGGCCGAAGGCGTGCCGTCATAGAGGAACTTCTTCAGTGAGGTAAGCTCGTTGGCCGTAGCCTCCCAGACATAGTTGCCGGCTGTCTCGACACGAGTCTTGAAATCCGTGAACGACACGAGCTCGCTCTGGTTCAACTTCACCACCGCCTCCTGCATCTTGACATTCCGCAGCGTGAAGATTCTCCTTGCGTTCTTCTCATCCCGGATGTGCAGGATCGGAGTCATCGTGAAGTTGCTCCACCTCACATCGTTCCCGGATCTTGAAGCCCCATAGTAACAGTTGTTCTTGACGTAGAAGCCATAGTTCTGGAGCATCTCCTTGGTTCCGTCCTCTTTCGCCTCCGCCCGCTCCTGATCATTCTTGGCCTTGAAATATTCCTGGTTCCAGATCTTGCCGAACTTGTAGGCCTTCGTGAAGGTCTCCCGGTACATATCAGCCGTGCTCTGGTCCGGCACCTTGGCCAGCAGCTTGCAGACCTCGGTGATCACGGCGGCCTTCTCCGTCTGCGAAGCGGCTGCTTCCATCCATCTCTTGCAGATCCAAGGAATATAATCGTTCGTCCTCTGGAGGTTGCATTCGTCGAACTCGTGCTGGTGCGTCCGGAAGAACTCATCGGCATCCTTGCCAAGATCCGCCGGAAGTTCCATAACTGATACCGAAAGCCCCGCCTCCGTCATCAGCTTGGCGTTCTTCTGGACCGCCTCGATACCGGCCTCGTCTGTGTCCCCGATGATCGTGACCCTTTCGGCCCTGGATTTCAGCAGGTCGATCTGGTCCTGAGTCAAAGCCGTTCCGCACGGAGCCACGGCATTCTTCACCCCGATCTCGTGCAACCGGCATACGTCCAGATTGCCCTCGACAAGGTAAGCCTGCTTCGTGGCGTAGATCTGCATATTCGCCTGGAGCCACCCGAAAAGGATTCCCTTCTTCTTGTACAGTTCAGTCTCCCCGGTGTTCAGGTACTTGGGAACGCCCGGCTTGTCACCGATGTACCGTCCGGAAAAACCCGCTATGTAGCCGCTTGTCCAGAACACCGGAAACATTATCCTGTGCCTGAACGAGTCATAGACCTGCCCGGTGTCCTCGTTCCTCTTGACCAGTCCTGCCGCAAGCAGCACGTCCTCCTTCCATCCAAGTCCCGTCAGGTACTGTTTCAGGCCTCCTTTCTCTGGAGCGTAGCCGATGCAGAACAGCTCGGCGGTCTCGGCTTCGATCCCGCGCTTCTTCAGGACATATTCCTTGGCTCCAGGTGATTCCTTGTACCGTTGGATGAACCACTCGGAGGCCAGCTTGTTCACCGTCATCAGTTGCGACCGTCTGAACTCCGCCGCCTTCTCCTCCGGTGTAGGCTCCTTCTTCTCGTAGTCGATTCCCAACCGTCCGGCAAGATGCTCCACCGCCTCGTAGAACGTCATCCCGCGCCTCTCCATCACAAAGCTGATGGCGTCGCCGGTACGTCCGCACCCGAAGCAGTGGTACATATTCCTTGATGGTGTCACCACGAACGAAGGAGTCTTCTCCCCGTGGAAAGGGCAACAGCATTTGTAATGGCTGCCTTCTCGCTTGAGCTCCACGCCCTCGTCCTGGATGATCGAGACGATGTCCCGCTCCTTGATCTGGTCTTTTACATAGTCGGGGATCATAAGTCAAATAAATCTATGGCCTGGCCATTGTCCGCACTCTCGAAGATCCTTTTGCAGGAATCATCGTCCACTCTCTCGTTAGCCTGGTCTATCTCGAAAATCAGCTTCCTTGCGATGCCGATGTTCTGCTCAAGATGGCATTTGCGCTGGATCTCCCAAGTCTGCATCCGTGCCGGTTCAAGCCCTGCGAACTCCATCAACTGGACCTCCCAAAGCTGCACGGCCATCTGGCACGCCCCGCGCAGTGCCGACCATTCCGGCCTGTCCATCTCGAACACCGAGATCAGGCCTCTTGAATCCTTGTCCGCGTACATAGCCTACCGCTTTTCAGGAAACAACTCCTCCACGGACTCCTCGACCCCGAAGACATCCTTGACGTACTTCCTGATGTTCTCCTGATAGAGCGGCTTAGGCCGCCTCGTCCCGTTGCACCAGGAATATGCCGTTGGGTACGACACCCCGTCCATCACGATCAACGTCAACAAATCATTCCGCTGTTTCTGGCCCGCGGTCTCCCAAATCTCTTTGATTGCCATATTTAATGAATATTATTGATTTCAGTCTAATAGTTTCAGCCCTTTGCTTATGATTTTTATTGCCTCCCTCTTAGAGTCCATACTGGCGTGGGTATAGATATCCAGAGTTGTGGATATATCCGAGTGCCCCAATATTCTCGACACGCTGGCAATGTCCGCTCCACCTCGGATCATATTTGTCGCGAACGAGTGTCTTAGGCCGTGGAATTTGATTATTCTTACCCCAGCTTTTTTGCAAAGGTTATTAAAGTGATGCCGAAAGGTTCTTGGCTCTATGCACTTTTCTGTTCCGCTTGCGATGTAAAAATTGTCAGGCATTATTCCCCTTACTTTCGCGAGACACTTTGCGAGCTGTGCCGTAATGGGGATGCATCGGTTGCTGGATCTGGTCTTTGGTACCCCTTCCCGAACGTATGACTTTTTTTCGCCCGTGCTGCCGAATGTCTTTGGAATATACACTCTTGCAATTGTGCAATCGACAGTGATCGTTTTTTCTTTAGGGTCAACGTTCCTCCATTTCAGCCCGCAGACCTCCCCGATCCGTAGTCCGGTCATCATTGTGATCAGGATGGCGATTCCCTCGTAGGACGGATGCTCCATGATGTATCCAGCAAGGTGTCTCAATTCTTCCGGAGAGTATGTCTCTAGTTCTTTCATTGCGCCTTCTTCGCGAGGATATTGTAAATTGAATTTTGGCAGGTAGAGATCTAAGCCGTCCAAAAACCATCCCATTATCATTTTGACAAGGACTATAATGTCCTTTATGGATTTTGTGCTAAGTCCGGTTTGATGGAGCCGACCTATCATATCCTGAAGATGTCTGGAACGTATGTTTTTGATTTCCATATTCGCAATCTCATCATTTTTGATATGATTCCTGTACATCAAGTCATACGCTGCCAGCGTCGAGTCTCTGACCATATACTCCTTGTTTTTGAACCAATGCTCGTATTCTTCGTTAATTGTGCTCATAACTATGATAATTTGAATATTTCTGAAAAACCAAGTGCGTCATTCCGCTTGTTGACAAGCCGGTAATGAGCGATAACCTTCTGCTCCAGGACATCCCCGTGATAGACATCCCCGACAATCCCCCTGACCGACAGATTGAAAAGGAGTATCGGTATTGACCTGTCCGAAAGCTCCCAGCACTCGACCGGATTGTCGTTCGGGTAATAGTCGAACGGAATCCGCTTCCGGCATAGTTCCCACCATTTGGCTATGATCATCGAGCCGTTTCCGGCGGTCGGCTCCAGAATCCCTTGTCTGCGTGCGCCGTTGTCGGTGATCATCGCAGCCAGCTGCGAAGCGGCCGTCGGAGTAAAGTCCTGCTTTTTCTGACCGCGCTCGCTTAGCTCCGCCTCGTAGATGGGCTGGAACCATTCCCTGTCTATCGCAAAGTCGTTCGCCTCCAGCATAGCCCTGTAGAACTTGTGTCTGTTGGCCGGATCTCCGAACAGCACCTCCATCAAAGCCTCTGGAATCAACCTCGTGTCCCTGATTCCAAGCGTCTCTAATAGAAACTCTTTACTCATTGAAAATCAACAAAATAAATTGAAAATATCTTGAAAAATAATTGTGTAATTCAAAATAAATGCTTACCTTTGTATTCCGTCCTTTGGCGTTATGAAGTCCAAGGTCAACTCGTCTATCAGCAATGCAGCCTCGTCACCAAAGTATTCGCTGACCGCCTGTGACAGAGATAAGCCTTCATCCTCATAGTTGCCCACCGTCTTGTGCATCCATTTGTCGAACTTCACGATGTCAATTATCACGCAGCCCGCCCATAGGCTTGGAACGGGGTCGTAGAACTCTGATATCCCTGTCTGGAAGCACTTGAAGAATTTTTCTTTGAGTGCTTTGTTATCACCCAATGTCTGCATCATATTACTTCTCTTTTTCGTAATTCTTCTTTGCACGCTTATGCCCGTGTGCCCTGTAAAGTATGTTTAGTTCCCTTTCTTGGCTTATACGTTCGTAGACCTCGTCATAGGTGTAATCTGGAAACTCTTGGGCAATGACAGGAATTGTCTTGTCTTCCAATATTAACGCCTTTATTCTCTCTCCCGGTATCTCGAAAATTCGCGGGTCATCCCGCTTTTTGTGACTATTATATGCCTTCCGGGCTCTTTCTCTTTCCCTTTCCCTCTTTTCCTCTTTTTTCTTCTTTATATCCTCGACTCCGCCTCTGTACTCACCCCAGTCTATTATATATTTCATGATGGTATCTCTGTCAACCTTGAATAATTTTTCCATTTTTCTCTGAGACATCCCTTCTCTGTAGCTTTCCAGAATCAGTTCTTTGTATTTAATCATTCTGGAATCTACTTTGGCTTTTCTGACAGGACCATCCGCATAAGCCCTTCCCAGCAGCACGCCCATTTTTCGTCTTAATTCCACCCCCTCTTTGGTTCTCTGTCTGATCATCTGCCTTTCGATTTCAGCCGAAAGCCCGAAGGCGAAAGCCAGCACCTTGCTCTGAATGCTGTCACCCAGCGTAAATCCGTCTTTTACCGTGTAGATTGTCGCCTCTCTTGCCATACAAAAGTGAAGTATGTCCATCACCATATACAAATCACGCCCGAGCCTGCTTATCTCGCTGCTGATTATGATGTCTCCCTTTTGGATCTTCTTCAGCATCGGCCCCAGATTCCTCTTGTCCGGATCCTTTCCTCCAGATACCCCCTCATCGGAAATATACTTCTCAATTGTCCACCCCTTTGCTGCCGCGAACGCATCTACTCCCTGCCTTTGACTGTTGACATCCTGTTCATCTGATGACACTCTTAGATAACCGTAAATCATAACCTTTATTGTCTGAAAATCAACAAAATAAATTGAAAATATCTTGAAAAATAATTGTGTAATTCAAAATAAATGCGTACCTTTGTATTGCGGTTCGGGGAGAGCCGCGAAAGAGGAATCTGAAACGCTTGAAAGGGAGTAAGAAAAAACCTACCAAAGTCTTAGAAAAGATGAGCGCTAAATTCACTTTCAAGATTTGGAAACTGAGATTCACGATCGAGATCGCAATCTAGTTTTGCCAACGGAGGCTGAGAGATCAGCCTCCCCTTTGGTAGGTGCTGCAAAAATACACAAATTGTATGCAAAACAAAAATCTGTCATCTTCACAGACTCCTTCCGAGTCTCCGTCCTGGGGTGGTGCCCGTTCCGGTGCCGGCCGCAAGTCCAAGCCCCACGGAAAGTCCTACACCTTCCAGTCCACCCCCGAGGTTGACGCGTTTCTCTCCTCCTATCAGGGCAACAAGACCGAGTTCATCAACCGGGCGATCCTAACCCTTGCGGGCAAATCCTCCGACTGATCATCAGTTCCAGTTGTCGTGTCTTATCTGCTTTTCAAGCAATTCACCGCAGTGTCTGGCCGCGGTGAATTTTTGTATCCGCTGCACTCTGTACCTCTTGCCTTCTCCTGTCTTCGTCACCGCTGGTGATTTGATTATCCCTTTGACCGTCTTCCGCGCCAACCTGTTCTGAATCTTTCGTGCTATTGAACTCATAATATTACTGATTAACCAATTTCGCCCCCGGGAACGGAATCGAACCGCTCACATCGCGCGACGCTTTCGGAGCAGACCCCGCCCTCCTGGGCTTTACATCCTACGCAAGTCTGCCTACGTGCTGGCAGGGACCCATATCCTGCCCTTTCCGGGGATTTGCCGGTCTATTCCCGGCTGTCAAACTTACTTAACTCAACACTATCTAAACATACGGTCTCTCACCGCCCGACGCTCCTTAACGCCGTAATTGAATTGATAAAACTGAGATCCCGCGCCGGACTCGAACCGGTAATGACTAAAACTTATGATTTTTGGCAAAAAAGGTTATTTGTGCCTGCTGCGCTTTTAAGTCGCTCCCCACGGAGCATCGCGGAATTGTTCACGCCTCCCGGCGCTACGCTTGGTCGGTCATCTCAGGACCTCGTTGATAGATTTGCCAAGACCTATGTGTCATCATCCTTGAATTCCTCCTTGAACGCCCACCAGTACAGCGCAACCACGCCGACCAGCAACACACCTTCCACAATGTAATGAACCAACATATCAGACCACATCCTCCTCAAGTGTCACCATAATGAATTTCACAAGCTCGTCCCAGTCCCACTTACCTGGATCCCGCCTCGCCATTCTTGGCCCATCGAGCATCCACACACCAGCCGCACACTCCCAAGCCGCCACACATTGCCCCAACCTGTCAGCGATGAACTCCCTTGCAAGCGGCTTTATGTCCTCACCCTGCTGCGCCTTTTCCCAAAGCCCCACCACGTTCACTCCTTCGTCCAGATGATGCTTTGCCATCAAATCAAGGAACTTGTCCCTGTTGACATCATATTTTTCCATACCCAAAGAATATCTCAATTGATACCACGCTTTGCGCTATGCGTCACCACCATGTCTTTCAGCATCCACGCGTCCGGATTGCTTTCCGGACTGAACAGCCACGCCATCGCAGCCTCAAAAGCCTTGCGCCGGCCGCTAATCTTCGGATCCAATCTCGGCATTCCCCCAAGATGTACGCTATCCCCAGCGTCGGCAGGTGCCACCACGCGAACTCCGCCTTCCCCGCAACCGCCTGCACCGCGTTCACCATCAACGCCACCGCGATCACCACCGCAAGCACCCTCCAGATGCCCACCGTTGTCCTTTCCATTCGATCTTCTACGCTCATAACTCATTTGTTTTCTGAATATTTTATTGTTATCTTCGCTCATTTGATGCTGTATTGCATTTGTATTGCGTTTGTGTTTACATGGCAAATATAGAGAACTCTCTGTAATATTCAAAGAAATATACAGAGAAATTTCTAATAATTTTAACGCAAAAGTAGCATTATATTATGGCACAAGGAGTTAAGGAAAGATTAATTGCTTTTTTGAAAAATGAGGGTTTGTCGCAGGCTAAATTTGAGCGTATCTGCGGCTTTTCCAATGGTTATGTAAACAACATTCGCAATGGTATTGGAGCTGATAAGTTGCAGACAATTCTCTGTAAATTCCCGGCTCTGAACGCTAACTGGCTTGTCAATGGAGAAGGGGAGATGTCCGCTCCATCACAGAGAGCAGGAGATCATAGTGTCGTTATTGGCAATCATAATCACCATAGTTCAATCGATATCGACAACCGCCAATATTATTCCGACAGCCCCGATGTCCTGAGAGCCCAGATCGAGCTCCTCGACGAACGCATCAAAGAGAAGGACGCCCAGATCAAAGAGAAGGACGCCCAGATCAAAGAGAAGGACGCCCAGATCAACCGTCTCCTCTCCATCCTCGAAAAACAATAAGAAAGGCCGCGCCTCCCGGCGTGGCCTTTCCCTGATGTTACAACAATTAACGTAGATATAAAACTTGTCTATAGCCCAAGTTTAGGATTAACACACAATAACGACTATGAGTAAAGAAAATTATCAATCAGGCAAAATCCCGGCATCCTCACCGAAGAACCAGCCGGTTCCGACACTGCCTCCACCTGCGCCGCCATCGGAGTTGAATGATGTTCCGGTTAAAAGATGAATATGCACAGGCCGATGAGAAGAACCAGTCCTAACGCTATTCCGGCTAAGGTCATAGTCAACCCGACCCGATAGGCGGAACACATCCTTCTCCTCAGCTCGGTATTCTTCTTATGCCTCTCATCAAGGTCCACGAGATATGCAAGTTTCCGGAAGTGTGCCTGTTCGCCTTTGGGATATCCGTTCAGCCAGTCCAAGGCTTCCTCGGATAGCAACACACTCGGTTCGCCTCCTTCAGGATAAACCGTGACATTGTACAGGACGCCAAACCACATCTGTGCGGCGGGAACAGATAATGCCACTATGCCGTAAGCGGTCATCAGCATCACGAGCAATGATCCTTCTTGACTGGCCAATGTTCCGACAAGGATGCCGATGAGGGAAACGATGGCAGCCAGATACCATCCCAAAAAAGTCTGAACCTGCTGCTGGGTCTTGGCTATGGCATCGAAGTCGTTCCTGAGTGCGGCCCTCGCCTCTTCATAAGCCAGATCCACAAGTTTGGGAGGAAACTCTTTTGAGTCTATTTCGAAATACTTTCTCATATAGATCTTTTCTGCAAACATAACAAAATTTTGGAAACATTAAAAGATTAATGCAAAACGGTAAACATATTGGTGGAAGGAAAACGTCCGGAAGGAGCCGTGGCGTGCGCCAAATTTGCGCCAAA